CACAGCGAAACACCGTTCACACAGGGCCATCAGGAGCACCGTTTTTCATCCCACCAGATTACGCCCATAATGCGGGATTCGTGTTCACATTTTCGCAAACCGTGAACAAGATCGCCTACCTGCACGTTACCTACCACTACGGGGATCAGATCATCGGCACCCAGTTTTGGGGCGGTCACGATGCGTCTGGCTTCCCGTGCACCGAAGGTTATTCCAACACGCTGGGATTCACCAAGATCAACGCCACCGATGTCGTGACGGATAATTTCACCGCGTCTCTGGTGGGGATGCCGTTCGGAGCGACCACCGATTCACCGCTGCCGAAAGTTTATCTGGCAATCAAATCGGTGACGGGGACGAAATTTCGAGCCGTCAGTTTTCAGATATTTTGGACAGTCCAAATTCCCGCCGGATCGACCTACACGATCGACTGGGGAGACGGCGTTACCAGTTCCGGCATCAGCACGCTCACGCCTTCGCACACTTACGACACGGATGTTTCAGGCACGAAATACCGTGTCGTTTTAACCGCTTACTGGTCCGCAGGCACAAACTCGCACGGGACTTATATTTCGCTATAAATAAAATAAAACCCGCTCAACCTTCTAGGGAATAGCGGGTTCTAACTTCTGAAATACGACATCCCCGTCCGAACGCTCCGTGGTTGCGGTCCTGCCAGCCAGTGAACATACCAACCAACATTTCCGCCCCGGTCTTCACCGGTTGTGTGTGGGGACATTATATCACCAACAATAGCCAAGCAACAATCTTCATTCCCGGCTCCACTAATTAGAGTTACTAACCGCATCGGAGCGAAATCACTCCGGTGCATCCTCACACCACCCCCGCACCACTTCAGCCTCCCTGACACCGCGAGCCGCAGCGACACGCCGGATCTTATCCCGCAGCTGCGGTGGCAAGCTGAACGCGAACCGCTCAGCAAGACCCGCCGCCTCGGTCAGCTTGTACACGCGGGGTTGACGCTGCATTTTCTCGACACGCGGCCTGCCGCGGCCACGTTTGACGGGTTCACTCATAGTTTCCATTCTTTTTTCAGGGCTTCTCCAGCCTGACTGCACAGCCTGGCCAATTCATCGGCGGGCCACTTGGGACACTTATCCATATTGATCACTAAACCGTCCCAATAGCCTTCGGGCGTTCGCTTGAACTCCCAGATCATGCCGGTGGGGATGTGGGTCACTTCGGGGCGGTCTTTGGAGACGACAAAGTCAGTCCTCATCGACTGACTCCAGTCCCACGAGCCTGACAGTTGCGTGGGTAAGCGTGTCAAGGTCTTCCAAAAGCTGGTAGCCGTCAATCTCGTCAACATATAGAGCCTTTTCGCCCTTCAGAATGATCACCTTGGCGTCAGCCATGTTGACCCACTCCATTGTCCCGTCAGCTTGCTCTTCGAGGCTTTCGACTCGGTGGACCGCATCCGGGTGGGCGGCGGCGGTTGCGTCAAAAACTTCGGTGAGCGTCAGAATGTAGGCTGTTTTTTCGATCATCTTACTGGCTCCTGTTAGGTGTTTAGGACTGGTAAATAGCTCGTGCATTGCCGAAATCAACAACAATAATATTGACCCGCGTTTGCCCCTTGAGAGCCTGACAACGGTCAACAGCGATGTACTTGTAGCCGCCGAGATCGGTGACGCCTTCCGACAGTGTGCCCCAGTCCTGCCAGTTCTTTCGTGCCGTCAAAAAGTTTTCGATCGTTTCGGCGGTGTAAGATAAGTCAAATTCGCAAACATCTGAATGGCCGAATTCATCGAGGAAAATCTCGTCGATCTGGGCGTCGGTTATCTGGATCAAAGTTCTCATCGTTCTGCTCCCTGTTAGGTGTTTTCAAACTCAAAAACTTACCCCTCCGCAGAGGGGCCGGATGGGGTTAGACTGAGGCCAGCCAAGCGGCTCTAAAAACCGTCATGAAACGATCGCAGATTGCGGGGTTAGTTTCGTACTGCCACCCTGACCAATCTGCAATAAAGTCTCGTTTGGCCCTAGGTAGTGACAAGAACTTGTCAACTGTAAGCGACCCAAAGAATCTGATGCGACGGTCTTCAATGTCATGACTGTTGAAGATCGGGTTGAACGCGACCGTGTTAGATACCTTAGTTGTTACTTGACCGACACCGTTACAAGCGTAACAAACGCCGTTGTCTATATGGCGGAAGGCTTGGATAACGCCAGTTCCGTCACATTTGCCACATGAATCAAGAGTCGTTGTTGTTGCGATCATCGTTCTGGCTCCCTGTTAGGTGTTTCTTACTTTTCTTACCGTTACACTTATAGATTATCACACTTTGATACAGAGTCAAGACTATTTATGTGATATTCTCAAAATAATTTTCACGCCCCCTCCCCTGCCCCACCATCGACCACCGTTTCAGCCACATTTTCAACCGCCTGAATCGACCGTTTCAGCCGCGATAAACTAGCCCCGCGTAACCGCATCATCGCGACGATCCCATCCGCCTGGGCTCTTGGGAGCGCGTCGATCAGCGCCACGATGGATCGGGTGACAATCTGACCGGATCCGCAACTGAGCGTGTATTCGAGCGCTCCCAGAAGTGCCGAAGCATCGGGCGAAAGTTGACAACCCAACTTTTGACCGGCGGGCGAAATCTTCGTATCTTCGCGGTGTAATTTCTTCGCCATCGTTTCTCCTTAGATCATCAAAAGAGCCCGCCATCGTCGTGATGGCGGGCGTTTAGCCAGTTGGACTCAGCTTATCTCTACCCCCCCCCCTAAATTAACATCGGGATAGAGTTGGTCGGCAACGCTTAACAAGCCTTCCACGGTCTCTTTAGAGTATCTGCGCGTCATGCGTGGGTCGGTGTGACGAAGCACCTTTTGAGCCGCTTCAATATTTAATTTTTCGTTGATCTCAGTCGCCAGATTGTGGCGTAATTGATGTGGGTACCAATGTGGTACACCAGCGGACAGGCACGCACGGGCGACAGACTTTTGCTGATGCCCGACGCTCCACGGGAACCATCGGTCACAAAATGTCTTCGGCATGCACGCCTGAAGTAGTTCAACCGCCGGTGCCGGGATTAAGACATAAGCAACGCCGATGTGCTTTTCGGTCTTGTGCTTTTCGAGCCGATATATCCAGTGCTCGCGGGACATGTCGCAATCCTGCGGAGTCATGGACAGCAGTTCCTTGGACCGCATGCCCGTGAGTCGCTGGACCTGAATCGCAATCTTTACACCGGCGGGAAGGTAGGGCAGGGCCAGTTCGTATTGGGAGCTTGTCACCGGTTCCACGGCTGGATTGTCCACGGCGCCTTCACGTCCAGGTGCAATCGGCTTAACTGCTGACAGCCGCTGCCAAACGTCCGGTTCAACCAGACCTTCTTCAACCGCCCACTTAAAGCAAGCGATGATCTGGGTGGCTCGTTTGTTGACTGACCGCCTGACGTGCCCCTTTTTGATCAGGCTCTTCCGGACAGCCTTTAGTTGTGGTGGTCCGAACTCATTGGCGAGCCGACTCCCGTACAGATCAGTGAGCGAATCCACCGCATAGCGCAGGTTCACCGCCTCGGTACGACCGTTCTTGTTCTGGCCGTAGTAGGTGACGCAATGGGCTAAATACCTGATGCCTAATTCCATCACCGTGAGTGGCTTTTCGGGCACGACCTCAACAGGCCAATCGCCGGTTGCGTGGATGATTTCGCAAAATTCGTAGAACGCTTGGCGCGATTCGGGCGAATTGTACAGCCCGGGCAGATACTTATACACACTGTTGTAATAGATCCGGGCGCGTCCCGAACTATGTAACATGTACTTGGGTATAGGGTTAGGTGGGCGTGCCATGTCGCCGCCGTGGTAAATACTCAACATTGTTGTCTAAGAAGTCCGGATAAGTTGAACACTTAACGTCTTGTCTTAAAAGCCTTAATCCTAAAGACTTACCGCAATACACCCGCCCCGATTTGAACGGGGGACCTTTTGCTCCGGAGTTTTGCAAGGTCGTCGATTCAGATCTTCTCGAAGCGTAATCCATGTGTCACCAACAGATTGCGAGTTTAAAGGGGGAGGACGGGTTAGTTAGACGATGACGTTTTTCGCGAAATCGACTTAAACGAGTCCGATGCGTTCTTTAGCATTTCGGGCCAGTTGGATTCGCCGGAGGCATACAGAGATGCCGCCATCCAAGCCCAGATGTCTTTTTCTAGCGGCACCTTGCCGTTGATGCGGAAATCAGCCATCTCGGCCCATGCCGAAATCTTTCTGACTGCTCCCCGAAGTTCCTGCGGTGCTCTGAACATGACGCCAACCTCGGCTGTTTTAGCCTCGATCGGTTTATTTTTCGTGATCACTGATCTTGCTCCTATATATGTGGAAAGATATCTATCCACATATCCATAGTATGACATCTCGCAAGAAAAGTCAATTCTCAAAAATTATCTTGATTACAGAAAGATATATTGCTATATTACTTTCGTTGGTTGGTTACTAGACTACAAAGGGGACAAAAGTGGTAACAAAGCATCGGATGATGATTAATGTGGACAAGTCGGTTTATGAGTGGATACGGGATCACTCCCACACAAGTCGAACGAGCATGTCAGGCATCCTAAACGAGCTGGTCAAAAACGAGATGGTGAAAAGTAATGAGGAAACCGAGATTGCGGCGAACCGTGTTGTGGTAGGGGCTGCGAGTTGAAACGGGGGTTAGTCTGGGAACAACCAATCGGGGTTGTTCAAGGTGTCCTGGAAGAGCCTGAAGCGGGTTACGTTGACCTGCACGACGCGGAGGAACGGGAAGCAATTCAGTGGTTAGAGAATGAGGAGAAGAAGAAATGGGAAGCGAAATCGCCAGACGAGAAGTAACCGAAGTTAGTTCGACGAGAATTAACAACGATAAGCCCATGCGTGAAGGCGCAATTCAGGGGCGAAGGTACGCCAATATCCGAGACATCTGTACGATATGCGGACTCAGCTTTGTGACGGAAAGGGATAAGATTCGACAATCTTCATTCGCATCTGGAAAGTTTAGCGAAGTCACTGCTCCCTACGAGATGTGGGTTGACTTTGATGTTATTGGTCACTGGCTCGAAATGGCACCCGTGGAGCCGGGATCACGGGAATCTGACGCGGCCGCCTTAATCAAAGAACACTGCAAGCCAATTCAGCCAAAACCACTCAGTTACGACCTGACAGACTTCTCGGATGTGAGGAGAAGTCTTGCCCTCGCTAATCGTGCTATGGAAGAAGTTGATAGGCAGGCAGGGGAAATTGCAAGCAAAGACTTGATTATTGCGTGCCTTTCGCCGAAAGCCGACTCGTTCGATCGGATCGCTGATTTGGACGGACAATTCCTTGTATCTGATGTGGCTAAAAAACTCGGGATCAAACACGCTTACTTGAAACTCATAATTACAAAGGAATTAAATTGGGCTTATACTCTGCGTGGCGACACGCGTTTACGCGCCACCACGCGTGCAAAAGAAATGGGATTTGTGGATTATCATCTGCACGAACAAACACCAGAAGGATATGTCATACCAGCTCAATTAAGGGTGACATCTAAGGGGTTGACGAAGATTTCAGATTTCATTTCTCAATCATCTAATCAGAGTCCGAAGGTTCGGCAGATCGGAGGATGAAATGTCGAAATTGGAAGATCTGGTATTCACTAAAACACCGTTAGATGCGGCACTCGCCGCTATTGATTGCGGCATGTGGCCAGTCCCCATCAGGGCCGATGACGGCAAGAAGCCGTTAGGCGAAGACTGGAAGCGACAGTGGACCGCCTCCGAGATTAAATCTGCGTTTGCGAGTAGGGTGGCAAACGGGATCGGTTTAATCCTTGGGCCGGGGCCTGATTATCCAATCTTCGATGTCGACCTTGATTCCGATCAAGCAATTGACGCAATGGCGGATCTGTTTGGGGCATCACCAGACTACACGCTTGGCTTTCGAGCGTCCCGTGGGAACCACTGGTTATACCAATGGGATGATCGACTCCAGAAGATTGACGCTGCCGTTAAACACTGGCCGATCGGGAAGGGCGTGACTGAACAAATCGAAATCCGTCTTGGTTGTGGCAAGTCAGCTCAAACCGTGATCCCTCCCACCTGGCATAAAACCGCAGGCGTGTCTAGGTCATGGTTACTGCCTGGCGATGGAAACATCAGGATATCCAAGGCACCGGACAGCGTCATTGAACGGCTTGTCAGGGACTTTGAACGGAAGGTCAATTTTAATGCCATTGAAAGTGCAGTCGAAAACCATCGGATAATTTCAGCCAGTTTTACAGGTGATCACCCATACAACCGGAAAGCCGTTGAAAGCATCCTTTCAGAAGTAAGCGTAACACAGGAAGGCGGGCGGAATGATGCTGTGTATAACGCGGCATGGCATATCGCAAGCCTGATGAAATCCCAAAACCTAGATCCAAACCCGGATCTCGCCATGCTAGGTGTGGTATCGGCGCAGATAGGATTGAGTGAGATAGAGTATTCGCAAGCGATCAGGAATGGGTGGAGGTGGGGTACAGAGAATCCAAGAAATCCTCCAGTCTTAACGCCAGTTAGAGAATCCGAGACCGTTGCGGTTAAGACAAAAAAGAAGGGGAAAACAAAGGTGGTTGCCGCCTTCTCCGATTCAGCTTTACCAGAGGAAGCCTATACTGACTTGAAATTCGCCGAAATGGTTATCGCTGCGTTTGGCGAAAGATTCCGCTATATCGAATCATGGAAAATATGGGCATCGTGGGACGGAGAAAAGGGTGTGTGGGTTCAGTCCCAATGCCTGCATCATGAACTGTTCAAGGAATTCGCCACAGGCGATGACTCTTATCTTGGCTCGATGGCCAAGATCAAATCAGCCGCTTCTATGGCGATGTCCGATAAACGGGTCATGGCTTATCCTGATCAGTTTGACGCCCAGGTCGATTATCTGAACCTGAAGAACGGTGTTTTGGACCTCGTCGGCGGGCAGCTGCTCGAGCACGACCCCGCGTTCATGTCCACCAAACAGGCCGATGTGGAATTCGTCCCATCTGCAATCTGTCCGAAATTCATCGCGACACTGGAACAGGTTCAACCGGATCCTGAGATTCGGCTATTTTTGCAACGCTGGCTCGGTACTGTTTTGTGTGGTCGCACGTTGGCCGAATCGGTGGTCAATTATGGTGACGGTGCGAACGGTAAATCGACCATCCTCGAATCCGTTGGCCTGATGATGGGCACTTACTTCGCTAAAATGCCAAGGGGCTTTATCGCCAAAACCAAAGGTGACAGACACCCGGCGGAACTGGTCACTCTCTACGGTGCCCGTTTCGCCCTGGCATCCGAGACTGATATTTCTGACGCCCTGGACGAATCCAAAATCAAAATGATCCTGGGCGATGGTTCCATCACAGCCCGGCGAATGAACGAAAACTTTTGGTCGTTCAACCCGACGCACAAATTCGCGATCGCTGCCAACCACATGCCGTCAATCGTCGGGCAGGATTCAGGCATCTGGCGTAGGCTGGCGTTTGTGCCGTGGACCGTCACCATTCCAGAGGAGCAACGACAGCCTGAGTACGAGAAAGTATTGCATCAAGAGGAATCAAGCGGCATCCTGAACTGGTTACTAGAGGGCTACAGGCAGCACCAATCGCTCGGGCTGGCCATTCCTGATAAGATCAAGGCCGCCGGGAAGGACGTTCAGGAATCGAGTGACTGGCTTGGGGAGTTCTTTTCAGAGAACCTGACCACACAGCCGAAGCCGGGCTATGCTGACGCCGACCGGATCCGAGCCAGTCAGGTCTATGAGCTTTATAAGAAGTGGGCCGTGGCGAATGGTGCGGTGGTGCTGGCGTCGAACAAGGCGATACCGCTATTCACAAAGCGTGTTGAGCAACTTAAGGCGGCATCACGAAGGCTTCAGAACGTGACTTGGTACATTGGCCTGCGGATCAAAGACGAATCTGATCACCAGTACGAGGCCGATGGGATCGTGATCCCTGCCGGGTCGCCTTTTTGAGTCCACCAAAACCGTTGATCGGGCCATCAAAACACGGTGAAACCCGTGTTTTTTCGTTTACAAATAGCCCCGTTAATTAATTAATTAATACGACACCTGTAAAAACAGTTAGCGGTTAACTTCACACTTCAGGTAGGGGTCATGGTAGGGGTGTAGGTAGGGGGTAAAGGTAGGGGTTTTATACTTATTTACTAGGGGTATTGTAAAAAGGTAGGGGTGTATAGTCATCTACACGTGCGCATGCACAGGCATACGCACACACGCACACACATCCGTGAGTGAACTTTTTCCATACCCCTACCTACCCCTACCTTGTTTTTTAATTCCTTTACCACATAGGAAGTTACACGATAATCGGACGGATCGAACCCCTACCTTGCACCCCTACCTTGTATGGTATCGCATGTAGCTATCAAAAAATATTTCAAGAAATCTTGGAATAGACATTGACTATAGATAGATAGATTGATATATTGATTACATCAGGGGAAGAAGCCTGAAGCCAGTAAGTAAAACAGCCCAGTAAGTAACACTCTTCGCGGAGCACACACAATGAACACCACGTTAGATCAAGACTTGTCCGCAGACCACCAAGCCCGCCTGACGGCTGGCCTGCGTGATTACGATGACCAATGGATCGAGAGGGAGCGAATGGCCAACGAACTGCAACAACGTTTTGAATCGTCCCGGCAGCGTGAGGAAGAGCAAACCGCTCGGCTCCTGGACACCGCTTTCCAGAGCGAACAACGGTTACTCAACACCATCGAATCGGCCTTATTGGACGACGATCACACGGCCAATCTGTCGCACGCCGCCGTGACCATCGCTCGGCTGCGCAGTCGGTTGACGGAGGTGACACGATGAACACCATTGACATGCAAGACGTGGACCGAACGAACCGTCTAGTTATTCGCCAGGCAGAAGAAATCATCCGCCTGAAGAACCAGCTCACCACGCTGACTTGGGCGGCACACATCCCGCTCTCGCTAGCCGATGGCGAGGCAATGACTGCCTGTGATATTGGCGTGTTGCGATCTGAAGTGGAATCCGCAGAAGACATGCTAGGAGGTGCCAAGTGAGCATTGAAATTGACTGCTTGAAATCCGAACTGCGTGACATCGCTGTCCGGTCCTACGAACACGAAAGACTCGTCAGAGAAGTCATGGCCAAGCGAGTTGAGCAGGCCAAGGAAAAAGGCGAAAACGCTCGCTGGCTTCTGAAGTTTGTCACGCTCGCTGATTCTGGTCAAAAACTTGACTGGGTCGAATCGGAATTGAGTTGGCTGGAAGAGGACGGGTTACATCCTGTCCGCAGTCACCTTGTCGTTCAAGCGATCGCCCTGGCTAAAAAGGCGATCGCTAACCAGACACCGTCATTGGTGTAGCACCGCGAGCCACGGCCAGCCGTTCGCTTGCTGGCCGTGGCGTGTTTACTAGCGCATTTCAAACAGATCCAAACACATAGACAGCAAAGAAGATATCCATGTCAGATCTCGTATTCGGTCCAAACCGTTCGCCCGTTGGTCGTATCAGTTACCCGTTCATCTGGACACCCCGCGAGTCCCAGGACGGCAAGGGCAAACCCCGTTACTCGGCCTCGCTGATCCTTGATCGGCAAGACCCAATCGTACAAGTAATTTACGACGACTGTGTATCGGTTGCCAGAGAGTTTTTCGGGGCACGCTGGGGCGGCAACCCAGCAGGCTTTAAGGAGCACTGGCCGATTAAAAATCGCGACCTTGAAACCAAGGTGCAAGGCGACCCGGCCTTCGGTAATGTGGTCCTGAATGCATCCTGCTCCGATAAACGGGCACCACGGATCATGGACCGTAATAACAAGCCGATCCAAAGTCAGACAGAGATTTACGGCGGCATGATCGGTGCGATCCATGTCCAGGCGATGGCTTACGACCAAAACGGTTTCAAGGGCGTCAAGTTGTGGCTCAACGGGCTCACTAAAGTGGCTGACGCCGAAAAGTTTGGTAATGGCGATTTCGAGCCACCCGTTGGCGAATACGCCGTGCCTGAATATCTCAAGGCCAAAGTGATCCAGCCAGCCTACGCGCAACACCAAACGGCACCGGCCTACACCCAATCTGACGCTGACTCAATGATGATGCGTGCCGTTAGCGGGTCGCATCACTACCCAGCTACCAGCGTTTCGAGAGACGACGTTGACAGCATCCCATTCTGACCCATCTACGGATGGACGCCTGGGCCGGTCACGGACTTGACCGGCTTAGGACTTTGTTTCACACACCACCTTGAAAGGTAAGTAAATTGAACACTGATTTAGAGCTGCTAAAAACTGAGATCGACCGCTTATCACAGCGCGTCCAAATGGCAATCGACGAGCCTAAGACCGATCCTGAATTAGTCTCGCGAGCCATGACTGACGTACGGTGGCAATGGCGGTGGATGGAAAGTAAGACACCGGACCGCATCCCATTTCAATCGTACGTTAACGGCTCGGACGAGGTGCAATCATGACCACCGCAACAATGACGGCACCACTGTTTACAGCCGCCGAAACATTTCTGGCCGCCCGTGAATTGAAATTCAACATGGCCGAAATCACCCTGATCAGCATGATGCCTGAGCGTGCTGGCAAGTACAAGTTCGGCCTTGACTATTCACGCAAAGAGGCCGCACTGGCTCTGGCTCGCAACCTGGCTGCCGACCCTGACGCTGACCCAGCTGCGATCGTGCGGGCGATGAATCACCACCCTTACGACCGCATTGTTTCGCTCGGTTCTGACAAGGATGGGAACGAGTTTTTGGTCGAAGAGTCCCAGGCAGGTCGTCACTGGACAGCCCACCCGGAACAGTTGACATAAGATCAGTCCCGTTAGCCGCCATCTTTGCTCCGATTTCTAGGCGGTGGTAATTGTGTCCGGTGGAATCCTTACCACCCGCCCTGTCGTGGGGGCAGGACGATCGGGGCTGGGACCTGAGCGATTACCAAGCGGGGCTGCATCCGCCGTTAAGTGGTCTGAGGGGCACTAAACCCCCCGGGCAGGTTCGATTCCTGCCAGCGGCTTGTCAGGGGGTAAATCCACCCTGCTGACAAACTCCTGATTAGTTGATTCCGATCCTGTTTATCCGGCACCAGCCGGGCAAGGTCACTTGGGCTAAAGGGGAGTTGACCAATCACACTCGCGCCGGGGGCCTCATACACCCCCGGCACTCACTCAACATGGAGGTTACACCGATGCTAGTGCTAAAACGGAATGTCAACGAAGAGATCATCATCACAATCAACGGTTACACGGTCACGGTCATCGTGGCTGAGGCTCGGAATGGTGCGGTCAAGTTAGGCTTCACGGCTCCACCGGCGGTCATTGTCGATCGGCGGGAAGTGTGGGAAAAGAAGCAACGTAGCGAAAGCGTTAAAAGCTAATGGAATTTCACTCAATTGCCAATATATTTCCGATGCTTGATAGCGATAGCCTGTCGTCGCTTGCAAGTGATATCAAATCTAACGGCTTAAAATCATCCATACTGGTATACGAGGGCGCTATTCTTGACGGTCGCAATCGCTTCCAAGCGTGTCAGGCGGCTGGCGTTTTGCCACGTTTCGAGACGTTCAGCGGGACACTGCATGAAGCCCTGTCGTTGGTGTGGTCGCTGAACTTTCAAAGGCGACACTTGAATAGCTCGCAGGCCGCCATTGCAGATGCCAAGCGCAAGACTCTTGACGATCAGTACAACGCCACGGTAACTGCTATCGCCGAAGCAAAACGGGAGCGGCCAGAGAACGCTAGACCAACTAATGAGGTCCGGGAGCAAAATAAATCGGTACAATTAATTGTACCGATTAAACCTAAAGACACTACAGCTCTAACCGACCACTACCGGGCGACAGCGGCGGGAACGAACCGAACCTACATTAAGCAGGCGGACGACCTTGTTAAGGCGGGCCGAACCGACCTGATCGAGCAGATTGAAAAGGGTAAGCTGACTATTTCGCAGGCCAAGATGGTCGTCAAACGTGAGGAGAAACTGCAAGATCTCGAGCGAGCAGCCCAGCAATCCGAGGAAGAGGCAATAAAAGAAGATTCACCCAAATGGTCAGTGTTAAACGTGGACGTTTACGAAGGGCTAGACGCAATCGCCAGCGACTGGCCCAAATCAAGATTGATATTTGCTGACCCCCCGTACAATATCGGGATTGACTACGGTAACGGAAAAAAAACCGATTCACTTAAACCGACCGATTACATGGCATGGGTAGATGGCTGGATAACTCGTTCAATCAATTGCCTGACGGACGATGGCAGCTTGTGGGTGATGATCGGCGATGAGTATGCTGCCGAATATGGTGTACTGCTGAAATCAAAAGGATTAACCATCCGCAACTGGATTAAGTGGTACGAAACCTTTGGCGTGAATTGTGCCGAAAAATTCAACCGAACTAGCAGGCACATATTTTATTGCGTTCGAGATCCCAAGAACTTCATATTCAACGCCAAATCTGTTAGCAGACCATCAGACAGGCAGACGAAATATAATGATAAGCGTGCCAATCCAGCAGGGAAGGTTTGGGACGACGTATGGATGATTCCTCGATTAACTCAAACATGCAATGAGCGGGTTCCAGAGTTCCCAACACAACTGCCGCTTGATTTAGTTTCAGCAATTGTTGAGTGCGCTAGTATTCCGGGCGACCTGATCATCGACCCGTTTAATGGGTCTGGTACGACAGGCGTTGCGGCACTATCAGTAGGCCGAAAATATATCGGGATTGAATTAAACGAGCGGTACGCTTCAATTGCAGACAAACGTCTGAAAGGGTGCATCCAATGACATTTGATGAGTTAAAGCTATATATCGCTATTCGCCAAAGTCGTCTTGGAGGCGCGGACTTCAATAGTGAATTTGAACGCATTGAAATGGCGGCTGCCGTAATGCGTGAGTGGGTACACGAATTCAAAAGCAGTGTATTTCCGTTTTCGATTGATGAAATACTCCGACATCGTATGGCTTATAGAAAGAGCACAGACACAAAGATCAAGGTAGAAGTTGCCATAAAACACGGCAAGTATTGCTTTTGGAGCGGAAGGGGGAAAGGGCAATGCAGCAATGAGGTTGATTGCGGCCACATCGTCTCTAAGTCTAGCGGAGGAGGCTTGACCATAGAAAACTGCATGATTGAGTGCTCCGCACACAATCGACAAAGGGGCACATTAACGGTTGAAGAATACATTCGATCGGTCAAGAATTCTGACGGGTTGAAATCGATTTGCAACGGAGTCAAGTCATGACCCTCGCCACCCTGACAAACAAGCGTATCGCGATCGTTCGCCAGTATAAAAGCGAGAACCCTGACAGCACCTTCCCAGACGATCGGGACCTTGATGCCGAGGTGCCAGGGAGCGGCGAACTGATCAGTGCGCTAGGGACGATCGTTGAGCATCACCAGCAGCACAAAATCAGAAGCGGCGGGACGATTGGCATCAGTTATTGCAGGTCACACCGATCGTTTGGCGTCCATGTCGGCAACGGGAATCATCGGTACGGCTACTACACGGCCAAGGAAGCGGCTGCGGCATATGACGCAGCTGCGGTTGCGAGATACGGTGAGGACGCGGTCCTGAACGACCCAGACGCTGTAGACACACTCGAACTAGACGTGAGGGACAGACTACTATCGACAATCCCCTGATCAGCCTATTTGCGCTGGAAAACGATCGACACTTTCGCAGCGAAACGCTTGTTTCGCTGAGGGAAGCGTTGCAAACGGTACTCGATAAAAAGATCGGTTACGAGCGTTTTTCAGCCTATCTGGACCCCCGCTCACAACGGACCGAGATACTTTTCATCCGCCGCGGCAATCTGGCTTGGTTTGTTTTAGACAAGCCGAACGATGCCGACCTGTTGCAATTCGCACGTGATCTCAAGTGGATGTGCCACTTGGACGCACAATTGGCAGACTTTTCACCCCTACAGGAGGCTTCGGCACGATGCACAGCATGACAGAAATATTCGAGATGCTCCTATTCCCGTTCACGGGCTTGATGCTGCTGGTGGTGGCAAGGTGCTGCTATTCAGAGGCGATGGATACATGGGCAGAGTGGAGGCGAGGAAGATGACACCGCTTGATTTTATCGCCAGCCTAGAGCACGGCGAGGCCAAGGCTGCGGCATTGACGGTCTACAACCTGATGACGCCGGTGTGGATCACCCTGGACGGCTCGCCCGACAAACTGCCGCCGCCTTACGACCTGATCGTGATCAGGACTACCGAAGGATTCGAATTCCTGGCCACTCGTGAAGCCGAACCGGAAAAGTATTCAGACTGGTGCTGGTCTAAGGGTGGCGACTGGCACTGGAGCACCGACAAACAAGCTATGGTCTGTTTCGAGGAAGACTTGGACCCGCAGGACTGGATCGTCACTCACTGGAGGCCGATCGCATGACATCGCACCTAGACGCACTTTCGTCGGCTTTCGGGGCTGAAATCACCAGCCACCTTGAACGCGAGAAAACGACCGGATCAAATCCGACTCACTACACGTTAGTCAAAGACGACCCGATCAAACATCCAAAGCACTACACAAGCCATCCGAGCGGCATCGAACCAATCGAGATCTGTGCTCACGAGACGTTTAATCGTGGCAACATCCTCAAATATGTCATGCGAGCACCGTACAAAGGGTGCGAGTTGCAGGATCTCAAAAAAGCACGGCAATATCTCGATTGGGAAATCAGTCGAGTAGAGGAGTCAGACGCATGACAATCATCGGCATCGACCCCGGCAGCACGCATTCTGGAATCTGCATTATCGGACCGATCGTTGGCACGGCCAATATCAAATTGCCAAATATCATGTCGGCTGACAAAATCTGTAACGACGAACTTCGCCGAACGTTGCGATCCGGATGGGCTAGGCACTGCGAGATTGCGATTGAAGATTTTATTTCTTATCAATTCGGGAAGTCATCGGATGCTACCAGCCAGTTTATCGGCATGGTGAAAGTTACAGCCGAGTACGAGCAAATACCGCTCACCGTCTACACTCGGCGTGATTACGGTCAATGGATCACCGCCGGTGGTAAACTCACTGACGCGACACTGAGGGCTGGCTTAGAGTCAATCTACGGGCCGTCCGGTAAAAAGGGTGATCCACTCTACCTGCTCAGGGGAGCAACGGACAAGCGATCGGCGTTTGCGGTGGCTAAGTATCATGAGTTCATGCAGTCACGGGCGGCCGTGGCAGGTGGTGTGTGATTTCGGTAGGATCGGTGGTAAGATAGTTGCGTTGGTTACTTACGGAGACACGCATGAAGATCAAGACAGTTGCCATCGGTTCGATATCTCAAGACCCTGCGAACCTGCGAAAGCACGGGGAGCGGAACATTGACGCGATCGTTGCCAGCCTACGCAAGTTTGGGCAGCAACACCCGATTGTGATCGACTCCAAGGGCATCATCCTATCGGGCAACGGTCGCTACATGGCCGCAGTCAAACTAGGGTGGAGCGATATCAAGGTGGTCGAGTCGTCACTCACTGGATCGGCTGCCACCGCTTACGCTATCGCCGACAACCGGACGGCAGAACTGGCCGAGTGGGATACCACGGCGCTGGCTGAGACCTTGCGGGCGTTGCAATCGGAGGAGTTTGATACGGCTGCCGCAGGGTATAACGAGAGCGAGATTGATGCGTTGGTGGAGGGGTTGGGGAGTGAGTTGCTGACACCCGACTTTCAGCCTGGCTCGATTGATGATCAAGGCAGGCTTGATGAGAAGGCTAAAACTGAATGCCCGGGGTGTGGTCATGTCTTCACGCCCTGAACTCAAACTTGATTGGTGCACGCATGAAGCAGCAAAGTTCGCTTGTCAGCACTGGCATTACTCCAAGACTGTACCCGTAAGCAAAACAGCGAAAATCGGGGTGTGGGAAAGTGGCGTGTACATCGGTGCCTTAATTTACTCTGTAGGTGCTGGACCAGCCTGTTCTCACTCAGCAAAGAGGTTTCTTTTACCTGAAATGTCATTTTGTGAACTACAAAGAGTAGCGTTATCTCGGCACGAGTGGCCCGTATCCAAGATGCTTGGAATCAGTCTAAAGATGATTCAAAAAGAATTCAAAGGTCTTAGGTGTGTCATTTCGTACGCAGATCCACACGAAAGCCATCATGGAGGTATTTATCAGGCATCAAACTGGATTTACGCAGGACCATCAGCCGCAACTCCAAAATGGTTTAACTTGAAAACTAAAAAGCAAGTTCATGACCGGAACGTAACGCCTAGTGGAAAAGTAAAATTCAAAGGAACACTAAAGCCCTGTAGTCTCTTGAGTGACTGCGTACGAACTGAAATGCCTCCAAAACACAAATATTTCTACCCCCTTGATGACGAGATGCGAGCGAAGATTGAACCGCTCAGACAACCGTATCCAAAACGCGTCCGAAGTGCTGACAGCGGCACGCCTGACAACCAATCAGGAGGGGGCGGCGCAACTCCGACCCGGACGCTTCTAAACCCTCCACTAAAACCAGTGAAAGTGTAGTGACGCATGGCAGCGGACTACCCAAACCTTAAACCGTGGCCCAAAGGTGTATCCGGCAACGCTGGCCGTAGTGCCAAAAAGCCGCTCCAGATCGCCCTTGAAGCGGAGCTGGACGCCAAGCCCGAACTCCTGCGGGCGATGGTGCAAAAGGGCTTGAAGATGGCACTGGAAGGTGACTTCCGATACTGGGCGGCAATCTGGGACCGGCTGGACGGTAAAGTTCCGTTACCGATATCCGTGGAGCCGGTGAACACTGAAGATTACGGCATCTTGGTCGAGTTACCTAAACCGGAAGTCACCGATGGCGAAAAAAACATTACTTCAGGCGACTGACCCACAGAAGCAATTTTGGGCTGACGAATCGAAGTTCACGGCCTTTGTCGGCGGCATCGGCAGCGGCAAAACTTTTGCAGGTGCGTTAAAGGTGCTCACCATGCCATCCAACAGCACCGGCATGGTATTGGCTCCAACATTCCCCATGCTCCGGACCGCTTCACTACGAGCGTTTTTGGAGATCGCACGACCTGCGGGGCTAATCGAATCGTTCAACAAAAGCGATTATGAAATGGTGCTCAAGGGCAACCGCACAATCTATTGGCGATCGGCTGACAACCCCGACCGACTCCGTGGTCCTAACTTGGGGTGGGTCTGGATGGACGAGTCAGCGATGATGGACGAGGAGACATGGCTCATCGCGATCGGTCGCCTTAGGCAATCACCCGGCCAGGCGTGGATGACCAGCACGCCCAGGGGGACGCGGCACTGGCTTTACGATCTCGTCAAAAAGGCTCACGTTTCCGTCACCACAGCGACCTCCGCAAGCAACCTGTTCAATCCTGACGACTTCGTTTCCAGCGTGTCGTCAATCGGCTCCGCGGACTGGCAACGGCAAGAACTTGGTGGCGAGTTCGTTGAACCGGGCGGGACTCTCTACAAACGGCACTGGTTCCAGTCGGTGGAGCAGCTGCCCGACGGTGAACGATTATCAGTTCGATCCTGGGACACTGCAGCCACCAGTGGTGGCGGCGATCATTCGGTGGGCTTGCGGATGCACAAGATTGACGGCAAGTATTATGTCGATTCCGTGATCCGTGGCCAGTGGGGACCTGACGAGCTGGACACGATCCAGCAGCAGACAGCCGAGACCGACGGGCAGGATGTGTCGATTATCTTGGAGCGCGAACCGGGATCGGCGGGCAAGCGAATTAACCAATATACCCGACTTGCTTTGTCTGATTACCACGTGGTCGAAGAGAGTCACACCGGCGGCAAGTACCAACGGGCGTTGCCATCGGCCAAGGAAGCGGCTCGCGGTGGGATCGTGCTGGTCAAGGGCAATTGGATCACCGCCTTTCTCGATGAGATCGCTGATTTCAACGGCGAAAAAGATCAGGTGGATGACCAGGTGGACGGGCTTTCGCTGGCCTTCAATTACCTATTCAGGAAAGTGGGCGTATCGCTCTAATTCAAAAAGAGTTAAGATATGGGCTGATAATTACTTGATTCCGGCTTAGGAGCACCACCGTGAACTACTTTGGACAGATGATCAGCGGCCTTACAAACGGCGTCAAAACGCTCTTCTCAGGGCGTGGTGGTGGTGGATCGGTCTACGCTCAACGTGCCAGGCAGATCCCATCGGCACGATTCGACTGGATCTCCGAGGCCGGTGATTTCCGACAGAATCCAGTAGTCGCACTGGGGCTGGACTGGATCACCCGCAACGTCACCAGCGTACCCTTGAAACTCTATATCAAAACCAAGTTTGGCGAGGAAGTGGAACTGGAAGGCCACCCCGTTCTGGACATCCTCAAATGTCCCAACCCCATCTACTCCGGCCACGCTCTGATCAGTGCGATCGTAACCGACTTGATGACCAGTGGCACGGCGTTCGGTTACATCGCCAACACCAACGCGGGCAGTGTCGGTGAGCTGTACTGGATGGACGCCAGACAGATGGCACCGGACTTCCCCACCGATGGCAGCCGATGGCTGAACCAGTGGAAATATCTGCCTGCTGGAACGGGCCGAATCGAAGTCTTTACGCCCGATCAAATGATCGTGTTCAAGCGTGGAATCGACTCGTGGAACGACCGGCTTGGCTACACTCCACTGTTGGCGTGTTGTCGTGAAATCGCTCTCGTGAACATGCTTTCCGGCTACACCGGGGCGATTTTGAAGAACGCTGGCGTGACGAATATCGTCGTCACTCCCACCGGCGAATCGGTGATTCAGGAAAAGCAGCGGGACCAACTTCGAACGACGATCATGGACAGCATCGGCATGGACAGCCAAGGCAAGCCGCTTGTTTTCTCGAGTCCGGTGAACGTATCCAGCCTCGGAACCATGCCACGGGACATGATGCTGACGGATGTGGACATGCACGCGGTCGCACGCATCACGTCAGCAATGGGCCTGTCTCCCATGCTTCTGGGACTTCCGGACCCCGGCAAAACTTACAGTAATTATCGTGAGGCACAACGGGCCGCTTGGATCAACTCAATCGTGCCGTTTCAGGAGCTGATCCGGCAGACGCTGAACGAACGACTTTTGAGCATTTATGACCCGTCCGGTCGATTGCAACTCAAATGGGATTACGCCAACGTCGAAGCACTGGCCGAGGACCAAAAGGCACAGGCCGACCGTGCAGTGAACCTGTACAAAACCGGGTTAATCACGCGAAACGAAGGGCGTCGGATCGTCGCCTTGGAACCGACCGAAGATGGTGACAATTACTTCACGGACAACTCACCAGCAGGAGGCGCATTTGATGGCCAAAAGCAAATCCAGAATGCTGAGTCTGAAGCCTGATCCGGTCAAGGTAAAAGACGAGGAGCGAATATTCCAGTCGGTGTCCAAATTGCTCGCCGCGGTTTGGTGGCGATTGGAGCCGATCTACCGGATCAAGTTTGAGACCGCATCAGGTTACGACCGGAAACAGATGTCGAACCCGATGCGTGTCCACATCACCCACGACATCGCTGATCCGCTTTTGCAACAGTTCGTCGTAAACATCTTGGGTATCTTCGATGCGTCGGCACGGAAAGCACGAGTCAGGCTAGGTCAGCAGGATGTGGCCGACTGGGATATCCGCAATGTCTCGGTTTACGATCAAATCAAACGACACGAAATCCGGCTTGCGATGTCCACGATTGACGACATCCAAGCCAGCACCGCTGACGAGGCACAAAGGCTCATCAAGCAAATGCAGCAGGATCTGCTCGAAGGTCAAAAGGCAGGCGATACCCTCAAAGACAAGACCGATCGCCTGGCCAAATATTTCGGCGAAATGGCACGCTGGAAGGCTCGCCGGATTGCCATCACCGAATCATCGCGTGGCCAGAATTACGGCTTTCTGGCTGGAACCGAGGACATGGACACGGTCGCCGGATATCGCTGGATGTTGTCCTCAGACGCCTGCGAACAGTGCCACCGGGTCGGGACCATCAACGGGCGGCCACGACTGGTGAAAAAGGGTCAACCGTTCGCGACTGGTCAAGCCAGCGAAGATTATTACGCCACCATCCAGTGCCCACCACTGCACCCCGGCTGCCGCTGTAGCGTGTCGGCAGTGATCGACGACGAGCAACCGACTAATTGGGATGACACGATCGCCGATTAGTGATACACTTGAACCGTTATTGATTACTTACCCCACTGAGGCCGCCGCCATGCTCAAAACTACCGAGATCACCGTCAAGGCCAGTCAAGGCGGTTTTGAAGGCTACGCCAGCACCTTTTACAGCCTTGACCGGGCTGGTGATGTGGTTATGCCAGGGTGTTATCAGGACTGCCTGAAAACGTTCTTGTCTGACAACTTCATTGGCGGATCAATGCACAACTGGTCCGCCCCGTTGGGTAAATACACCGATGCCTGGGAAGATGCCAAGGGGCTATTTGTCAAAGCGAAATTCAGCGACATCGCAGCTGCGAAAGAGATGCGAACGCTGATCAGTGACGGCGTCATCAAGATGCTCTCTGTGGGCATGGAACCGCTTAAGGTGTCCAATGTTACACCGACCGAGTTGAAAGCCATCTGGGACAAGGCTGGGTACACTCCTGACGAGGCCGACTTGAGACGATTAAAGAATGCCAAGACAATTCGGCTCATCGAAAAGGCTAATTTACTGGAGGTTTCACCCGTGACAGTTCCCGCCAATTCCAACGCCAGAATCATGGCATTTAAAAGTTGGGACGCTTGCCCACCAGCATTTAAGAACTTTGTCAATCGTGCTTTGCAGTCGGCACGCCAAATGGTTGGAACCGACCTGAAAGCCGGTCGCGTGCTGTCTGGTAAAAACGAGTTGAAACTAAAGGCGATGCTGGAGGTTCTGGCGAGTGTCACGGAAGAGATTGAAAACCTCTTAAATCTGGTCAGTCAATCACCGATGGATGCGACCGAAGAGGCTGAAGAAGAAGTGGAAGATGTTCCGGAAAAGAAGTCGCACGAGGTGGGCGTGATTGAGGCGCAACGGCTGGCACTCTTGATGGAAATGGTGTGACAAAATGGCCGCTGGATCATATCAGATCGTTGACATCGAACAGGGTGCTGACTGGAATTTGTATTTGATATTTCAGGAGGCGAACGGCACGGCCACGAACCTGACCGGATGCTCGCTGAAAATGAAGATCAAGACGGATTACACCGCGAATAATGGGACTCTTGTTGCCAATCTGACCAGCCCATCCGGTGGCATTTCGATCACATCTCTGGTCGGTGGGCTGGCAACAGCTACGATGAATGCGGCATTCACCAGCAATCTGACTGCTGGAAACTACTTGTACGACCTAAAATTGGTATCGCCCACAGGCTTGATTGACCGTGAATTTCAGGGCGGTGCCGTGGTCCTGCCGGGGGTGACTGACTGACATGGCACAATCAATTATCATCCGCAAATCGGCTGGCAACACGCTCGTGATACGGGCGTCAAATAGCTTTACCACGCTCGGTGGTGTGTCCACGCCCGCGACGACCACCACGATCGGCGGCGTGATCGTCGGAACCGGGCTATCAGTCACCGGCAACGGCGTGCTTTCGGCTAACGGCACGAGTAATTTACCCTGGGCGAATATCACCAGCAAACCAACATTTGCCAATGTCGCTACCAGTGGACTTTATAGCGACCTGACTGGCACGCCTAATCTGGGTGTCTATCTCACGATCACAGCGGCCAGCGCAACTTACTTGCCAATTGCTAATTTCAGCTTTGCCAATATCACGGGCAAACCGTCCACACTCGGCGGCTACAATATCACGGATGCTTACCCGCTCACGGGTAATCCGTCTGGATTCCTTGTGGCTTCCAGCTTAACGCCTTACGCGCTCACATCCAGTCTGACTGTCTATCTAACCACGGCTAATGCAGCGACAACCTACTTGCCATCGGCCAATTTCAGCTTTGCCAATCTCGCTGGCAAGCCGACCACTCTGGGTGGGTATGACATCACCGACGGTCTGACGGCGGCCACGGCAGCAGCAACTTACGCACCAATTGCAACTACCGTCACGCTCACTGGCACGCAGACACTCACAAACAAGTCGATTTCATCTGGTCAGATTAGTGGTCTAGCGACATCGGCCACAACAGATGCCACAAACGCCAATAATATCAACAGTGGCACGCTTGCAAACGCTCGTTTAGGTGTCTCAAATACCACTCTGACCTACGCAGCAAGCGTCACATGGGCCTCAGATTATCTCAAAGTGGCAACAATCACCCTGACTGGTGCATGCTCTCTGACGATATCAGGACTGACAGCGGGTGGGACATACAATCTGATCCTCAAACAAGATGCAACCGGATCAAGGCTGATGACATGGCCCACGATCAAGTGGTCGGCGGGTGCTGCTCCGGTGCTTTCGACGGCGGCCAATGCGACTGATATCGTGTCGCTGATTTATGATGGAACAACCTTGTTTGGCACGGCCCTGAAAGGCTTTGCCTAATGTTGATGCCATTTGCATTTCAACAGTCTGGCACAGTGGTGGCCCCGTGGACACCGTTATCTCTCGGCAACACCGTGCTTTACGGCTGGTACAAGTCTGACGCTGGGCTGACAGTTTCCACTGACGGCGCAAGTGTCGCAACATGGGCCGATCAGAGCACCAATAATAAAAATCTCTCGCAATCCACGCCCGCGAATCGGCCTGTTTTTCGCACCGCTGCAAACGGCATCAATGGCATTCCGGTGCTGGAATTCCCTTCATCCAGTACCACGCCAGCGTTTTTCAACGAAACCGCATTTCCGGCAAATACAAACGGATTTAGCTTTTATATCGTCTCTCGCAATGCGGCCTACAGCGCGTCCGCTCAGTACGCAGGTGCTTTTGCAATCGGTGACACTTCTGCTGGGTCAATCAACCAGTTTTGCAACGTGCCGGGCGCCACAACCACACAGGCGTTGCGGGTCAATGGCGCTTCTGATTTTGGCGCTTCCGCAATTTCAAGCAATTTTACTGTGACCAAAGTATCGCGTGCCGCGGCTCTTACATCTCTTAAGTACCAAACCACTTACACACCGTTGCAACTTTATTCTAATACAAACACTTTTGCAATCCAGCCGGGATTCTGGATCGGGAAGAATTACATCGGTTCTGTCGGAGGTAAGATTGCCGAAGTGATCGTCTGCAATCGCGAACTGACGGGCGATGAAGAGATCAAGTTAAACACTTACCTTCGATCACGTTACGGCTTCGATTTAAATTACGGTGCTGATCTTCCAGTCACCGGCGCAGCCCTCTGGCTCGACGGCAGCCGATGGGACAAACTCTATTCCGATGCCGGCACATTGCTCGTCACGGCTGATAACGGAGCGATCCAGCAAGCCAACGACCTGTCGGGCAACGGGCTTAATGCAACCCAGGCCACGCTTGGCATCCGGCCCACCTACAGGGCGCCTGTCAACGGCGTCAACGGCTTGTCAGCGATCCAGCACAGCAGCACTGGCTGGTACTTCACCACCGCCTCAGCCTCACTGGGCGAATACACAGCGCTCAGCGTCATGACGAGTGGTTGGGCCGGAGCTAATTACCGAGCTGTTTTTGGCCACAATTACAACTCATCAACCGCGATCGGCCAGGCGATGATGGCGACCGGATCGACCTTACAGGACTGGCAACCGAACTATCTGCTTGCCACCGGTAACGGCTACCCAAGTACCAACAACCCACGGGCACTCGGGCCTCACGGTGGACTTGCAAGTCAATCGGCACAGCAGATCACAGCAAGGGTCGGCTCAGCAAATTCGACCGTGAGACTCAACGGGAACCCCGTCACATCTCTAGCCACAAATGCAGCGATCACCCCATCGTCGGCAGCTTATTACATCGGCAACAGTGGCCCGCTGAACGACTACCACGACGGCAAGACCTGCGAGACCATCATCTATCCACGACTCTTGACGGATGCTGAAATCGTACTGGTCGAAAACTATTTGAAAAAGAAGTGGGCGACCCAGAATACCATTCTCCTGCTGAGCATGGACGGGGCCAACGGGTCAACGAATTTCGTGGATTCTGGGCCGAATGCACTGGCAGTGACGGCGGTTGGTAACGCTCAAATCAGCACGGCACAGAGCAAATACGGTGGAGCGAGTGGGTATTTTGATGGTAGCGGGGATTACCTTGCTCTTGTAAGCAATTCGCAACTTGCCGTTGGGACTTCGGATTTTACGATTGAATTTTGGATTTATATTACCGCAAGAAAGGCTTACGGCTACATAATTAATACGCAAGGCGGCACAAACTCTCTTTACATTTCATTTGATTTGGCAGGCAATTTTCTACGACTCACAAATGACACAACTATTTTCGCTGTAACCTCAACACTGAACCTGAATCAGTGGTACCATGTTGCTGTTGTACGATCCTCTGGATCGTCAAAAATACATGTGGACGGAATTGGCGGAACAGCGGTTGCTTGCGCCGTGAGTTTTGTGCAAGGCGGGCCTTTGATCGGCGGGACAAGCATAGCAAACTATTTTCAAGGCTACTTCGACGACCTCCGCATCAGCAAAAAAGCGTGGTACACCGGCAATTTCACGCCTCCCGCAACCCCGCACATCAGCGACTAAGGACGCGACATGACTCCAATCAACATCTATTTCGCGATCCTGCCGAACTCGCGTGCAACCTTCGCAAGTTGCTTCAGTGGCAACATTGATGAGGCTGGAATCAAGTTGCGAGAAATTGCAACTAATGTCGAGTGGTGGGGCGCGAACGGGAATTACTACGTCGAAACCGAAATCGACCGCCCTTGCCTGATCACCGCTCAAGCGTGGTACATGGCGATCAACAGCGGGATCATCGTCGAAGGAAACATCCCCGGCATTATCCTTGGTAGTTCAGATCCCGGATTTGATGCCTGTCTTGCGGCAGTCGGATTGCAACGGTGGGATTATGTCGCACCACCTCAGCCACCTCAGCCACCAGCACCACCAAACGGGAACGGCACATGATCCTCGCCACAATCGCCACGCTCCTACTCGCATTTGCCCCACCGCCATACGATGCCACCGTCACCGACGTGCACGATGGCGACACGATTAAAGTCACGGTGTCGGGGTCACCGGATAAGATCGAAATTCGGTTGTACGGAATTGACGCGCCTGAAATCAAAGTCAGCACCAAAACCGTGAACGGAAAACGGGTCGAAACCAAGTATGACAAGGGCTCTCAGCCTTACGGCTTTACGAGTCGTGCCATGCTGTCGCAACTCGTTTACGGCAAGAAGGTGACGGTAATTACCGAAACAAATGCCAAGACTTACGGTCGTACCGTCGCCCGCATCAAATGCGACGGCGTCGATATCAACACAAAAATGGTTGAAATCGGTGCTGCTCACTGGTACGAACAATACGCCAAACGCGATAAAGAATTACAATCCGCTCAGGCACAAGCCAAGACAGCCAGACGGGGCTTGTGGTCAGATCCCAATGTGCAACCACCTTGGGAGTTTCGCAAGAAGAAACCGATAACGAAAGGTGAAAAAAAGTGATCAAGGATATTTTGGGTCAAGTCAACTACGACCAAGCACGCACAACGATCATCCGTGCTGCTTTTGTGGGAGCTATCACAGCCGTCGGCGTGATCCAAGCGGATCTGCCTAAGATTGTGGATACCATCGCACCGCTCGGTATTGCAATCACATTTGCAATTGCTCAACTTGCACGTTACCTCGCATCAGGCGATAAACTCCCACCCTCGCTGAGCTAACACCAATGCAACCGACTGATATTCCGGCCACCGCTGATTATTCGCTTCTCACTGTTCCAATCTGGTTCTTATATTCCGGTTGGACTGTTGCAGAAGTTGCAATTCAGCCGGAGGAATCAGTTGTGATTGCATTTATCAGGTCTATCCCTGCCATGCTGGCAACAGCGGCGGGAGTGATTCAGGCGATCTATTCGATCCGCTTGAAACGTGAAAAAATGGCGATCGAAAAGGAATTGAAACTCAAAGAACTTGAGCGACGGTTCCCCGATCCTGACTGACTTCGTGATGTTCCCGAAATCTGTTTCGGGAACATCCTCTATTACACTTTAAAACAAGGTTCCCACCATGCTCGCTGAAATCATTTTCATCACTGCTCAATCATGCCAGAACGGTCAGTGTCCACCTACCGTGCAATCCTCGGTAGCTGCCACCACCGTGACTGTCATCAATGGGCCACCGGCTGCTCAAGTCGCTTACGTCACGACCTTCGGGAGAGTCGCTAAATACAAGAGTCCATTTAAATTTGGCAAGTTCAATTTCTGGGGATGCAAATGACCGATACCGCCTCAGCCGATGACCGCAACAACATGGGCTTTCCGCTCATTCCGTTCGCGATAATTTGGCCCCTGATCAGGCTGGTAGCCGTGCCGTTGATCCAGTCAGTGTTACCAGCACTGCTGCGCCAGATAGCTGACACGCTCGATTCTGGCGAGCCAGGCACGATCTCCACAGATGATCTCGGAGAATTGATTGACGGGCAGAAGTCACAAATGCACGCCGTTTACAAGGGGGAATAAAAATGGATCCTGAAATCCTCGCAGCAATAGATCAGGTGGTTTCAGCCGCGAACGCTAAACTCGCAGAGGCGGCACTGAGATCCGAAGACGAAAAGGCTCAGATAAGAAAGGCGGCTCACCTTGAGTTATTGACCGCCTTAAAAAGTCGGTTGGGCCTCTAAACTAACCCTCTTGATATTGGCAGGAATCATGCTCAAACCGCTCCTCTCGCTGCTGATATCGCTAGTCGCCATGCCAGTCATGGCAGACACGGGGCAGGCAACATCCCTGCCCGCTATGTCCGAGTCTTCATGGATCTTTGTCGATGGCGGCAACACCTACCTGATCGGCAAACAGTCTGGCTCGGTACTGATCCTGCGGTCTGGTGAAGAGCCGCGACCACAACCACGACCGATCCCAATACCGATCCCTGACACCATCACGGGCGTCAAGTGGTTGAGCGTGATCGTTGACACGGATAACCCTGATCAAGCGGCATGGCGGACCGATTCCGCCCTCAGGAGCGAGGTCGAGCGCAAGGCGATAAATTATCGGTCGTATCTGGCAACCGAATCGGACATCGACAGCCTTGGGTTTCGTGCGTCATTACAATCGACCGGCACGCCTTGCGTGATCCTACAAGACGCAAACGGCAAGCTGGTCAAGGTGATCCGACCTGCCAATCTTGCCGACATCATGGCGATCTTGGAGGCGATCAAATGAGCCAGCCCGAACTATTCCCGTGTTTCGGGAACGATTGGCGGGGCATGGGCAACCGTCCACCGTCTATCAGTCTCAAACTCGGCTCGCAGCCGCTTCCGGCCATCCTGCCAAGCGAATGGGTGGAATTCGATCTCACCTCATCACCAAACTTCCCAATCAAGATCAAAGATCAAGGGCAGTTCGGTGCCTGCAACGGACACGCCGCAGCCACATCGCTGGAAGTGGCTCGCTGGATAGCCGGGCAACCTCATATCGACCTATCACCCTGGTTGATTTATGCCGACTTGTGCCGTGGCTGGGACACCGGGTCAAGCATTGCCGAGGCACTCCAACTACTAGAGAAGTCAGGCACTTGCGAGACTTCGCTGGTTCCATTCGGCACGATTAATCCGTCCTCAGTCAAGCAACAGGCACGCAATGATTGCAAGCGGTTCAAAATTGAAATTGGTACGACGCTCTTAACTTGGGACGATCTGTGCGTTGCAACTCAACTCAGGCGACCGTTCAATTTCTCTGTGCCAGTCAATTCCGGTTTTAACGCACTCGATGCCAACGGTTGCCCATCGAACCGCTCAGGCTCGCACAATCACGCTGTGATGGGCGGACTAGGGATGAAGCGGGCACCAGATGGGCAATGGTTGATCAGGTGGCAGAACAGTTGGGGCACGCGATGGGGCCAGAATGGGCGTGCCTGGCTGTGCGAACGGAATATTCAAGGATGGGGTTTCGACGCCTATTCCGTCTCTGCAATTGCAACGATCACGCCTGACACGGCACCTGCACTTGCGTTGTGACCAGATTAGGTGATAATGTAGGTACATGATTATCTGTGGCTCTTACGGGCAGGCCGCAGACTTAACTTAGCCCGGCGAAAAGGTATACCCGACCATGCTTAATTCCGAGATTGCTGTTTTGCAGTCCGAAGCCACCAGCCTCTCGGCACGTGCTTCGGAACTCCTCGCCAAAACCAATTACACCGCCGAAGAAGCGGCTGAAATGACATCGGTACAGTCGCGACTAGTTGCGAACCGTGCCGCTATCACCAAGTCACAGGATATCGACGCCTCCCGCACCCAGTTGCAAGCCAGCGTCACTGCACACAACGCGTGGGAGACACAAGTTCCTGCCACCAATCGACCCGCATCGGCCTACGATGTCAAGGGCACACCGGCTGGCTACACGGCACAGCCTGGCATGGTCGCTGGTGGGTACAAAGTGAATCTTGCAAACAAGGCTTACCAGCCCGAAATCGAGCCAAAAGGCGCGACGATTGAGGCTTATCTTGCCGATGGTTACTCGATTGACACCATCGAAAAGGCTTGTACACCGGCTTACAAACGCGAAGTCCTGAAGTACATGCGGTCCGGTGGACGTGATGTTTTCGGCTCTGGCGAAATCCTCCGAAAAGCCTTCACGGAACAGGGTACGATCGGCAACGCCGGTATCGGTGGTGCATTGGTCCCGATCCAGTGGTCGGAACTGATTATGAACCCGCCCACGGCAGGGATGTTGCAAGACGCGGTCCGCACGATCCCGACCACCGCCTACGAAACGCGTTTTCCACGCGTCAAGTCCACGACGATCGCCGGTGGATCGGTCCTGCAACCGTTGCAAGTTGCAGCTCCAGTCACCGTCGAGTGGGGCACTGAAACGCCTTCCAGCCCGACCGATCAATCGGCCAATCTCGCGATTGAAAACGTGACGATTAATGTCAACGAAGTCTGGGCCTATGGCACGTTTTCGATTTCTTTACTCGAAGACAACGCCTACGGGCTTTCGACGCTGATCCCCGATATCTTCCAAAAAAGTTTGTCGTGGGAAACAGATAAAAAGCTGGTCACCGGCACCGGTTCCAGCCAGCCGTGGGGTCTTCAAGAGTCCGGTATTCAGACAGCGATCCAGATCGCAGCCACGACGACCGCCGTGGTCAAGTATGTGGATCTGATCAACGTGTTTTACGGATGTCCTCAGCAGTTCCGGGCCGCCGGATCGTGGTTGATGTCATCTGCCACGCTTGCCTCGCTTGCCGCACTGGTCGATGGCTCGCAACGACCTTTGTTCATGCCGAACTACGGTTTCATCGGCGACACGCCTGGCGGTGGTTCGACCTGGCTGAACGGCAGTCTTCTAGGCCGCCCGATCATCATCTCAGAAAACGTTCCGTCGATCGCAGCTGCGACGAACTTCATTTACTTCGGCGATTTCAAGTCCGCCTACTACCTGTTGGACCGGGTCAGTCCGACCATCAAAGTCAACGACCAGCCGGCCTACAAAAACGGTGCGTACGAATTCGTTCTTCGCGCTCGTCGTGGTGGTCGTGTTGTCCAGCCCAGCGCAATCCGTGCCCTCAAGGGCATCTGATTTATTAGTTGCTTAGTTCTCCGCCGCCCCGTCCCGCCTGCATGTCTTCCCCGTGCAGGCGGGATCTATTTCAAGAGATATCACCGTGCCAATCTCGCCATCGGTCACCAATCTGTATCCACAACTAGCCGCACTTGCGCCGGGGCCTTTACAGGCTCTTGCAATGGCCGCCGAATCGTTCCTGGTGCAATCACTTGGCCGCGAGATTTCCGCCGGAACCAAAATACAATCGTTCAAGGGCGAAAACCAGACAATCCTTTGGCTCAATTGTTCGCCCGTCACTGCATTGATATCAGTGGTAATCAGCGGCAATTCCGCTGACATCACCGGATTGAAATTCGATTCCGATGGTCGATTGTCGCGACAATATCAAGGCTTTCAGAATCAGCTTTCAGGCTGGACACCGGGCATCTCGAATATCGTCGTGACATACACCAGCGATGGGCTTGACCAGACAGTACAGGACATGCTCATAGGTGCGTTCATGACTTGGATGTTGGATATGCAATCGAAATCCTCGGTCGCATCCAGCGAGTCGATTGGCGACTATAGCTATGTCCTGAACACCGCGTTTATGAAGGGGTTACCGCCCTTCCTTTCGACGCTGATTCAGCCTTATCGCATCATGGCGGCAGGGTAAACAAATGGCCACAAATATCACCGTCAAATGGCGTGGTAATAAATATTCTCGCAACGTCCATGTTGCGATGGTCAAGGCTATCCAGCGTTGCACATTCAAAATGGACGAGTTCACAAAAGAAATATTGTCGGTGGCAGGATCATTCCCCGGCGAACCATCAGCACCAGGCACGCCACCGCACAAGCAAACCGGATACCTGAGAAATTCAATCGGGTTTGAAATTGCACCTGACGGCTTATCGTCCAAAGTCGGGCCACGGGACATGATGAAATACGGTCGCGTTCACGAGTTTGGCGATCCAGAGTCAGGCTTGCCCGCACGCCCGTTCCTTGGACCCGCGTTCCAAAGGGCGTTACCGATCATGCAACAGAAGATCCGCGACGCACTCAAGAAAGCAGGCACAAAATGAGTCTTCCTGCCAACCTGCTAAATGCAACCGCAACGATCTATAAAGAGACCAACACCAAGGGAGCGATGGGGCAGCCCACACAAGCTCTCGTCAAGGTGATTGCATGTCGATGTCGGGTCGATCAGAAGTCCACATTCAGATATGTCCAAAAGGGCAATTTCGAGCAGACCCTAGGCCGCTACACGGTCTATCTGCCGGGCGTTCAAATACAACCGATTGAACAAAACTTTTGGCTGCGGATCCAGTCTGACACGGGGCTAGATTTCACCGCCCAGGTGGACTCAGTCCGGTTGCCATCGCTCGCTAATCACCACACCGAAGTGGAAGTCATCCGCCGCAAGCCTAGTCTGGCGGTACCCGCGTGAACCTCCCACAGTTGATTCAAGATTACTGGACGGCCAACAAAGGCTCGCTCCCTAATTTGTGGCTGGAATATGCACCTGAAACAGACAGCCCACCGGTCGCCGTGGTTACGCCTGCCGGGTTCGCACGCGATTATGCAAACGCTCCATTTTACATGGACACGTACAAATACAAGTTTTCGATACTCGATGTGGACGCTGTTTCAGCCTACACAAACGGTTTTGCGGCGATCACCATGATGACCGGTTTCACCTGCCCCGGTCTGATCAACCTGACCAGCGAGCCAGAACAGTTTGCCACTCCATTTGCAACGGGCCAAATCAACATCTGGGCGTTTGAATTCAGTATCGACTTCCTCGTTACCCCCTCCTGAATCTGAAAGGGCTTTAAGCCATGCCAAAAGGCAATCCGCAGACATTTCGGAATGGAACCGTGATCATCTCGCCAATCACGCAGAACCTTGTCGCCAATAGCACTGGCAACATCCCACTGGTAATCAAGTCCGGCTCCATTGACGGCGAAATCGAAGTCGCAGAGGCACCCACAAACCAGAACGGTACGCTGGTGGCCTATGGCAACTCCAAAACCACAATGGAACTCTCCTGCTATGTCAGTCAATCCAACCTGACGGCACCGTTTTCAAACGGCACCACATGGACATTCAAGCGGGGCGATTTCCTGACCGCCAATGTCTCCTCTGGAAGTCTGTCAATTATCGGTACGTTCATGATCACCAAGTACGCCACTTCGCTCGATCCGAACGACATCCTGAATATGGATTTCAGCCTCCAAAATCACGGCGATTTGACCACCGAAAATTGCACACTCGTCGCCAATTAAGGACCGATCATGCCAGCCGTATTTCATTTAAACGAACTTGGTGACGACTTTATCGAGGTCGAATCGAGCGGGGCAACTTACAAGTTGTCCCCCTTGACGATCGGTGGCCGGTCACGGATCCAAGCCACGGTGCGAAAGGTAGCCGATGATCCGATGGATCTGGCCAACATCGCCAGCCGTGGTCAGGCTCCAGCCGTGGTCGCTGAGATCTTCAAGGTTGCGATTCGCCAGCGAGCCTACTTTCCGCCCGCGATCGACTCCGAAGACGGCGTGGCACTCATCCTCCGCTCGATTGATCTACAGGTTGCCGTGGTTGCGGAGATGATGCGACGGTTTCAACCGGACACCTCGTCAGCACAAGCCGCCGCCATCGTGGACGTGATGGACCCGATGCGGTTCGCTGATCTTGCGACCTACGCTTGGACCGGCAAGAGACCGGGTGATCCAAACCCGACTCAGGCGGATCAGGCGACCCGGTCAACTGGCACAAACTGATTCGCCACATCGTGATCGAATGCCACCTGTCTTATCGGGATGTGTTGGAGCTGACACCTTTGCAAGCCATCGCCCTGGTCACTGAAGATTCGGACCCACCGGGCCTATTGCAACCCGACACGCTCATGTCTATCACCCGTTCGCTGGAAAGGATCTACCATCATGGCGGGTAACGAAGTCTCTCAACTCTATGTCCGGATCGGGACCAACCTTTCCGGCCTGACATCAGGCTTATCCAAGGCGTTTTCCGCGATCGGTGGATTCGCCAAACAGGTCGGATCGGTCGCACTTGGGACCATCCTCGCCAAAGGAATCGGCGGGGCGTTTTCAATGGTCGCCAACGGCATCGGCGACAGCATCAGCAACGCCAGCACCCTGAACGAAACGCTCTCCAAGACGGACGTCCTGCTGGGTAATTCCGCAGATCAAGCCAAAAAGTTTTCCGCCGCACTGGAATCGAAGGGTCTTGGCTCACAGGCGGAAATTCTTGAAAGCTATCTCGCAAGTGTCAACCAACTGACAAATCAGGGCGTCGGTAAGCAGATGGCCCAAAACCTTGCCGAGCAGCTGGAAGTCAGGGTGGGTGATCTTGCCAGTCAGGACAATGCCGACCCGAAGATGATCCGCGAGAATCTGGCATCCGCGATGGCCGGTGAATTCCAGATCTTGCGTAAATACGGCGTGGACGCGAGCG